AGCCTCCGTACAGATTACCGAGTCCGAACATGGGTGATGCGCTGATGATGTCGCTGCATTCACCTAAAGCACTAAATAAACAGAAAGTTGTCCTCAACTTCAGTGGCTGGAAGCATCATGGATAAAGACGATTACGAATACGAGAAAGACTCCAAGAAAGAGTATGGCGAAGAAGTCTATGACTCTAGCAAGTATGATGATCACGAATATATTTCAAACCTTCTGGCTGCGTCTCAGGAAGCAGACCAAGACCTGCGAGATAACGCTCGTGAGGCGATCTTGTTCGTTAATAAACGAGACGGTCAATGGGAGCCTTATTGGTATAACAATGCCGCTGAAAGCAAGTCTCCTCGCTACACTTTTGACATGGTTAATCCGATCATTGATCAAGTTTGTTCGGAGATTGAGCAAGCGTCCTTTGATGTCTCGGTATCTCCTGCTGGCGGTAACAGCACAAAGGATATAGCAAACACCTACTCAGGCATTATCAGAAACATCGAGTCTATGTCTGATGCTAGTGAGGTCTATAACCATGCAGCAAAAATGATGGTTACTTCAGGCTTTGGCGCATGGCGTGTTGTGCATAAGTATGTAAGTCAGGACAGCTTTGACCAAGATCTATTTATTGAGCCTATTGGCAACTCCATAGACCGTGTGTGGTTCGATCCAGCAGCAGAGAAGCAAGACAAGTCTGACAGCCGTTACTGCTTTGTGCTTCACGCAATTGGCAAAGATGAGTATGACAGGCGATGGCCTGAAGGCTCTGGTGAATCAGTTGATGAAGGCCGTGACGGCGAGGCTTACTTTGATAAGGCCGAAGTAGTCGTTATCGGTGAGTTACTTTATTGCGAAGAAGAAGAGCGTGAACTGGTCATGATGTCTAATGGGCAGGTTCATGAGGCTAATGATGACTTTAAAAAGATAGCCGATGAGCTTGAATCCATTGGTGTGACTGAGGTTCGCAGACGCAAACGTGTCAAAAAGTCGGTATGTTCACGGTTATTTGACGCTAGTGATTGGCTAGAAGAGAAGAAAGAGACAGTCTTTAGCATGATTCCTGTTGTGCCTATCTACGGCAACTACAAGGTCTTTGAGAACAAGACGATCTTCTGGGGACTTGTAGAAAGGCTTATGGACTCACAGAGAGTGCTGAACTACTCAGTCAGCCGTGAGGTAGCTGAGACTAGCCTTGCGCCAAGGTCTAAGTATTGGATGACAATGAGTCAGGCAGCAGGTCACGAGGAGTCATTACAGACTCTCAACACCAATCACGATCCAGTTCAATTCTTTAACGTAGATCCAGAGTTTCCGCAGGTTCCACAGCAGCAAGGCGGCGCACAGGTGAACCCAGCGTTACGCACAATGTCTGAGGCCATGCGAGGCATGATTACTTACGCCTCTGGGATGTTCTCCAGCAACATGGGTGACAATCCACAAAACCAATCTGGCGTGGCAATCAACGCGCTTCAGAACAAAGGCGACAATTCTACAGTTAAATACTTCAAAGCCTTGGAATTTGGCATTCGCGCCACTGGACGAATTTTGGTGTCGGCTATTCCTCAGATCTATGACTCAGCTCGCACTGTAAGGCTGCTGAAGGAAGATAACACCTATGACGTTGCTGACATCAACCAGAAGGTAATCGATCAACAGACAGGCGATGTGGTGACTGTCAATGATCTGTCAGTCGGCAACTATGACGTACAGGTCAAGGCTGGTGCGAGCTTCAAGAATCGTCAGCAGGAAACCATTGAGACGATTATCGAGATTGCTAAAGTTGATCCGACAATCCTCCAGATCGCTGGTGATGTCTTGCTAGACAACGTAGCCACTGCCTCAGCGCAACAAATCTCTGACCGCAAACGCGCACAGATGATTTCCGCTGGCCTGATACCTCAAGATCAGATGACCGAAGAAGAGTTGATGGAAGCGCAGCAGCAGCAAGGCGAGCCACAGCAAGATCCAAACATGGTTCTGGCTCAGGCAGAGCAGATGAAAGCTCAGGCTGAGATGCTAAGAGCGCAGATAGAGCAAGCCAAGCTACAGAATGAGCAGATGAAGCTACAACTAGAAGCTCAGAAGCTCCAGACGCAGATGCAAGGCGATCAGGCTGATAACCAGATTGACTTCTTCAACGCCGAAACGAAGCGCATGGAGACTCAGATCAAAGCTCAGCAGGCAGGCGCTACGATTGACAAGACAAGCGCTCAGGCAGTAGGTGAGCAGCTTAACAACCAAGAGAAGATGGCTGACATCACTGAGAGGCAACGTGTAGAGGCAGAGCGTATGCGAGCAGAAGCTCAACGCCGAGCCATGAGGTATATGTCTGACTCTGAGATAGCGAGAATGCAAAATGGCTGAACCAAGGTATAGGTACGGAGGAGACAGCGCCATAGGTGCGTTGCTCCTGCCTGAACGCCGAGAGATTCTACGAGATGAGCAAAACCAGTTCATTGGCTATGATGATCAAGGCAATGCCATTGTTCAGACAATACCTGCCGAATATGGAGAGTCTGAGGTAGACATCTCATACAGTCCTATAGTCAGAGGCGCTAAGGCTGCTGGCTCATTCCTTAATGACATATTCTTTGGTGATGCTAACGAACAGTCACAAGCTGCTGGTAGAGCTGTCAGTGCGATCCGTGGAGCTGTAGAAGGTCTGGGAGACTATGCCTCTGGTCAGTATGAGGCTGGTATGGCAGGCGGCACTACCTATGATCCTGCTACTAATCAGATAACTGAGTTTGATCCTACAGCAGTAATGGTTAGCGGCGCTCCTGCTGGTATTCAGGCCGCAAGGAACACTCCTAGCAATCAAGTAATTTTTGGCACAATGGGAAGCAAAACAGCCAACTATACTCCTGACCAAAGAAGAGTAATGGATGAGCTTGAAAGGCAAGGAATGGATACTGAGAATCTGTTCTTGCATGGCACATCTGATGATATAAGACAGCCAACATCTAGCAGAACAGGCTCTAGAGATTCTGGTTTTATAGGAAAAGGTTTCTACGGTGCTACACCAGAAGGATCTCGCATAGCTGATTCCTATGCATATACGGCAGCTCCTAGATTTAGAAATGAAGCAGGAGACTACAGTGAGCCTAATGTTTTTCCATATATAACAAGGCGTGGTAACTATAAGCAGTATTCTCTTGCTGATAAGCAGGCTTTATCCAAGCAAGCAAGGCAAGACGAGTTTTTTGGTCAAGACTTAGCTCAAAAAAATATAGATGAAGGATTTATAGGTGCTGAAGTAGTTGATGCAGATGGCAATATCATTGAAAGAGTCAATTATTTTCCAGATACAGATACGCGCTCAGCTCTCAATTACGACACTACAGACCTATACTCAGGCGGCGGCAGGCAAGGCTCTGTTATTGCTGGAGGTTCGGCTTTGCGTGAGTCTTTCCGTATTGGAGATGAAGGCTTTGATCCAAGGTTCGATAACCGATCAAGAGAGCAACAGCGTATATTAGATACAGAACTGGTGTATGAAGGATCGCCTATAGTGCGTCCAGAAGTAAGCATCTTTGACTATGAAGGAAAGCCATTCAGAATAACTATGGCAGACAGGACAAAAGCTGGATCTCGCCTTACTGGAGTAGAAGGCGTTGATTATGATTTGCCTGTAGAGCTGCAAGGAGGTCAAGACTTTATGTTTGCTAACCCAGCAGGCAGAGAAGGACAGGTCTGGGCGCAAGACAGAGGAGCGACATCAGCTTTCTTAAACTCATTTTTAGGATTAGATGGCAAACCGATAGCTGATGAAATACTCATGTTACCTTACCGAATGGCTCCAAGTGGTGGAGACTTTTCCACTATGACCGGAGAGGTAATGGTTACTCATGCTCGAAATGCTGTATCAAAGAAAGCAAAACGTAAAGCAGACAAGACTATTAAAGAATTTTATCCAGCTTGGAAAGGAATAGATAATCCTGAAAGCATAGACCAGATCAGAGAAATGACAGGCGATCCAAGAAAGTCTTTATTACAAGTTATGGATAGAGATCTAAGAGATGAAGGTGGATTAGGCATAGGCCAAGCTAGGCTCGCTGTTACTGATCGCGCTCAATATAATGCGCCAGACTTCAATCTTCAAAATGTTGGTATTGCAAATCCATATGGGAATTCAAGGTTTGAAGTTTCTGGTCATCGCACTTATGGTCAAGGATTAGCTGGCAGACCTGAAGGCATATTGAGAGAGCAAGACATAAATGTATTTGAGTTAATGCCTGATCTAGTAAGCGCAAGAGGATTTGACAGCGTTGATTCTTTGCTGAGAGCTGATCCAGCTACGTTAGCGAAAGAGCAATATACGTTGCGCCGAGGTACTAGAGGCGGTGTAATAACTGAAGAAATGTTGAGAGATATAGAGGCCCGTAGGGCAAATTAAGAAAAGTATTGCTTTTAACCAAATTGTGGTATATTGCAAGCCAGTGAACGTCACACTTTCTTGACGGCGCGGAACGTCACCGTTTATTTGACGGCATTACAGTAGGTATAAGATGCAACCAGACGATATGGTCGATGAGACTCAAGATATTGAGTTTGAAGACATAGAGGATGTAGATCAGGAAACTGATTCCGATTCATCAACGGATACTGACGAAGGTCAGGAAAAATCTACTAGACCTGTTTTTAACGAAGAGCAGCAGAAAGCTTTTGATAAGGCTATGGCTGAGAAAACTTGGAAGGCGCGAGAAGCAGAGCGTCAGGCCGAGCAATATCGTCAGCGTCTTGAAGAGATTGAAGCTAAACTTCCTAAAGAACAGCCGCCCGAAGTGCCGAAGGTGCCTGACTTCTATGCTCTGTCTGACAGAGAGATACAGGAGCAGCTCCGACAGCGTGATGAGGCGATTGCCAAGCGAGCAGCGTTTGATGCTAGGCAGCAGGCTATGCAAAGCCAGCAGCTTGAGTTACAGCGTCAACAGCAAGCGGAAGCAATTAAGCAGCAAAATGAGAAGATCGCAACATACGCAGAGCGTTCAAAAAAGCTAGGCGTCAAGAGTGAAGACTTGCAAAGCGCAGCGAACAAGATAGGCCAGTTTGGTATTGATCCAATGCTGTCCAACCATCTGATTGATTTAGAAGATGGAAGTCTTGGCACGTTGTACTTAGGGAACAATCTCTTAGAGCTAGATAGGTTGGCAAATATGTCTCCTAATCAAGCGTTGTTGTATTTAGATCAGACCATTATGCCAAAGGCTAGAAAACTTAAACCTAATGTAAATGCCGCTCCTGATCCATTAGATACGCCAAGAGGCGCTGGGGTAAGTCCCAAGTCTGGTGGCCCTAAAGGAGCAACTTTCGAATGAATGAGGTGATCCGATCATGGCTAACAATCTTAATAGCAACGTCACACGGAAAGTCGCTCGTGTCTTCTTAGACGCTTTTGAGGCTTCTCGTGTAGTAACAAAAACTGTCAACACTCAACTGTTGTCAGGCAAATTCAATCCTTCTAGCGGTTCAAATGTAGACTTCAAGCGTCCGCATGACTACAACAGCATCCGCACCTCTGGCGGTGATATCAGCGCTTCTACTAAGTCTGACATCATTGCAGGTAAAGCAACTGGTACAGTACAGGACTACTTCACAGCCGCAACTGAATGGGGCAACGTGGAAGAGGCTCTTGAGCTAGACCAACTCGATCAAATCCTTGAGCCTATGGCTCGTCGCATCGTAACTGACCTTGAGCTTGATCTTGGCGCATTTATGCGTAAAAACGCAGCTCTTAACTATGGTAACCGTGGTACAGCGGTTGACGCATGGTCAGACGTTGCAGGCGCTGGCGCATTAATGGACTCTGTTGGTGTCCCAATGTCTGACGAGAAGTATTACCTGATGAACCCATTCACCACTACTGCGCTGTCTTCAGCTCAGAATGGTCTGAATGCGGCTGACGGCCTTGTTCGTACAGCTTGGGAGAAAGCACAAATCAGCCAGAACTTTGGTGGCATGATGGCGCTGACTTCTAACGCTCTGAGCAGCTACACTTCAGGTTCTACTACTGACCGTCTAGGCGCGCTGAATGGTGCTCCAGATGCGACTTACGTTACTGCAAAAGACACCATGCAACAGACTTTGGTTCTTGACGGTCTGGGAACTGGTACTATCAAAGCTGGTGATCAAGTTCAAATTGCAGGCGTTAATCGTTTGAATGTTGCTACTCGCCAGCTCATGCTTGACGAGACAGGCGCAGCAGTCCCTTGGACAGGTACTGTACTTGAGGATGTGACTATTGCTGCTAACGCTGCAACTATCGTTGTATCTGGTGCAGCTATCTACGAAGCTAATGGTCAGTACAACAATGTTGATGCAGCTCCTGCTGACGGCGCAGTTGTAACTATCCTCGGCGCAGCATCTACTGTTTACCAGCCTAACCTGTTCTTCACTAAGCAGGCATTTGGTCTTGGTACTGTTAAGCTACCTAAGCTGTACTCTACAGACACAATTGCAACTACCAGCGATGGTATGAGCATCCGTGTGTCTAAGTATGCAGACGGTGACGCCAACACGCAGAAGATTCGTTTTGACCTTCTGCCTGCCTATGCTTGCTTCAATCCGTTGTTTGCAGGCCAAGGCTTCGGCAAGTAACCTTGTAGGACTCTGGGAGTCGATAACTGTAAATCTAGGAACAGGTGTAACTCTAGGTACAGGTATGACTTTAACTATGACTATAGCTGTCTAGCACAGATCTATCGGCTCCCAGTTTTTTATCATGGCTACTCCAAGAAAAGGTAAAGCGAAAGTAAAGATCACCTCCACTGGCAAGAAGGTCTCCTATGGGCAGGCTGGAAAGGCCAGTGACGGTGGTTCTCGTGTACGAGCAGGCACTAAAAAAGGCGATGCTTATTGCGCAAGGTCTTTAGGTATTAAAAAACAGTTATCTAAAAGACAGCAAAATGATCCCAACACGCCTAATAACTTGAGCCGTAAGCGCTGGAAGTGTAAAGGCGCAAAGTCTATGAAGAGCGGTGCTACTTATGAGTGACGGTCTATACGCTAACATCCACAAAAAACGCAAACGCATCAAGGCTCAGAAGGCCGCTGGCAGAACACCAGAACGTATGCGCAAAATAGGATCTAAAGGCGCGCCAACAGCACAAGCTTTTAGGAATTCTGCTAAAACTGCTAAAGGAGCTACATACGAATAATGGCTACTGTCGCTCAAGTTGCAAAGTCCTCACTACAGAGGATATTGGTACAAGCTAGTGAGGCTCCGCTAGAGCCTGACGAGTACCAAGATTTTATATTTTCTATGAATAATTACATGGCTGAGCTAGATGCCCAAGGCATTCAGCTTGGTTATACAGTTGTGTCTGATCTTGGTGATACTGTTACTATCCCAACAGGCGCACTGCGCGGACTTATCGCTAACATGGCGATTGAAGTCGCACCAGATTACAACGGAGTTGTCTCAGCAGGCTTAGCAAAAGCAGCTCGTGATGGTTTCAACACAATGCGTATGCTTGGTCAAAGCATGGGCAAATCTAAGTATCCTTGTACGCTTCCTATAGGCTCTGGTAACGAAGATAACGACTTTGGATTGAATGGTCATTTCTATCCAGACCAAGAGGCATCAATACTTGCAGAAACCACTGGCGCTATAGCCTTGGAGGTAAATACCAATGGTTAAAAGAGCGGATGGACGCAAGAAGTCGGATTTTGTAGCACAGGA